TTCTGGTCTTTAGCAGCTTACTTTCTTATTAAGGCATTTTTCATGATCTGGTATGGCGGAGACGTAAACTTCTCATCTTTGGAACTGCCCCTAGCTTGCGGAGAGTATTAATGACTAAGAAAGATCATTTCAAATATCCAGAGAAATTAGCTAAGGCAATGCTTGCAGCTTTAAAAGCTGATATGGAAAAGATTAAAAAGAATCCTCTGGCTGAACCTATGCAAGCCATCATAGACAATCCGGCATTTGATAAAATGAAAGATATACCCACAACCAAGAGTCATAAGTAATGGAATTTGTTATAGGCTTAGGAATATTTGCCTTTGTAGTGCTTGCTGTTTTACTGTATGCCGCTGCAAATGCTGAGATAAACAAAAAGGATAAATGATATGCCATTCAAATCAAAAGCACAAAGACGTTATCTCTTTGCTAAAGAGCCAGAAGTTGCAAAAGAATTTGCTGCTCATACTCCAAAAGGTGCAAAACTTCCAGAGCATGTGAAGGCTAAAGCTAAGAAGAAATTGTCAAAAAAAAAGTAAAGTGCTCTCACAAATTTCGTCCTGTTCGTGAATACTATTACGTAGAAGTCACAGAAGAAATGGCAAAAGAACTTGAAAGATTAAGACGCTGCAATCTAACCTATAGATTGCGCTGCCCTGAATGTGGAAAAGAGATGAAAGAAAATGATCGCAATATGTCGAAAAGGTCGTACAACGCTCACTCTATCTGGAGAGAGCTTTGATACATTCTTTGCTTTGCTCAGTCATCTTGGATATAACATAGACATAATCTTAAGTTAATTGCTTATTATCTTTGCGTTTCACTTTTACCTTCATAATTTCATCTAATTCAACTTTACAAATCATTTGTCTGCCAATATCTTTTAACATAGATCCTGACATTTCTTTATCTATGCTCACATTATGTACAAATGTGCACAATGTATTGAGTAAAGTATCTATTATTCTGTGCGCAGCAACATTGCGCTCGTCAAAATTCATTTTAGGATCTGTGAATTTATTTATTAAAAAATCATAGACAACTTCTACGTCTTCTATATCTTGTTTGATGATATCTTCTGTCATATATTCCTTTAGTTAGTAATCTCCCGAAGCAGGATTCGAACCTACGACCACCGATTTAACAGAACGGTGCTACTACCGCTGAGCTATTCGGGATTATATTTCCTCAACTTGTATATCTTCTTCAATCTCTTCGTCCATTTTAGAAAAATTCGTTGCAAATACTTTTTCAATGTATCGAGTAAGACCGCGAACTTCAGCAAGCAGATCAGCTTTATTAATCTTATTTTCAGTATATAATTTAAGATGATCCAAAAATCTATTGGCTACAAGATTTAAATGAAACGCGTTCTTTTTCACAACTCCTCAACTTTAATATCTTCTTCAATCTCTGTAGGCTTATTTGGCGCTTCAAACTCACTATCAGAGTCTACATTAGGTATCATATCTTCTTCAATGTCAGATATATCAAAGTCATCAAAATAATCAGGATCATCTTTTACCTTATCCCAAAACTGTTGCCATTGAGGATTTATAAGTTTAGGTACTATCGGGTTCATTCTGATCCTCTGAAATTTGTGATCTTAGATCTCTCCAAAGATGAGCCCAATATTCCATCCTTTTTTCAAAAGCTTTCCATTTTTCTGGAGTAGCATTCCAAATAGAATCAATAGAAATTGCTTGTTTTTCGAGATCAGGATTGTTCATTCATACTACCTTCATTTTCTTCTTCGTAAATGTTCTTAAGATGCATGAGATTCACATATAAATCCGTAAGCATGCTTTCATTTTCCTCATTGTATCCTTCCTCTTGAGCAAGTAGAAAGGCTAATTTTTGCCAACTCATTAGCATTTCATGTATATACGCAACTGCATCTAGAGATATCTCAGATTTAGATCTTTTTTGTGCCATAATTGCCTATATAAATTCTCTATGTTCTTTCAACCATACGTTAAAAAATTCAGCGGTTGGTAGCCAGTAAAGATCCTGATCACAATCAGCATATCTTTGATAAGCCATGGGAATATCCTGCTTTTCAATCTTAATATCATCTGCGCTTATAAGCCAAGGAAACAGTTGTGCGAATGGACTCAAAACATCCGGTATATAGAAAAGTGCATGCACATCTCCTCCTATGTTTTTCTTAACTCCAAGATACTTAGGTTTCATTTATCCCTCATCTTCTTCTGAAGTCTTGATTTCTGCTTCTTTCTAATCTTTTTGCATGCTCGCATTCTTCTTGCCATGATACATACCTCTCAAGTTTCTTTTCCTGCTCTACTTGATCTCTATCTTTAATCTCTAAAGGCTCATTGCATGTTCTGAGAACATCTAGCCATTGTGATTTTAAATCCATTACACTTCCTCTCTTTTGGCTTGTTCTTTTTTCAAATGTTGAACTGCGGTCAAGACATTTTGTAGATAAGCTTCAAATGAGCTCGGTTCGACCGTATAATCAAGATGCATGCTTATTATAATACAGATTAGAACAAACTCTAATTCGCGCTGCTCTTTTAGAGAAGAAATGTTTATCTTTTTGTGCATCAATGTAATCATATTAATTATCTCTTTACCTGTGCTTTCGAGAAGTTCGGCGTGTTTGTTGTTCATAATCCCCCCTTTTTTCCAAAAACAATAAAACCACCAACCATTTTCAGCAAGTCTATCTTTACTTAAATAAATCTTTTAGCTATTCGAGAGTCAACAAGAGGAAAATTATGGGAAAACCTGGAAGACAAAAGAAATATACGCCTGAAACAATAGAAAAAGAAGCCGAAGCGTTGGATGCATGGTCTAAAAATCCAAAGAACTTCTGGCTTAAAGATTTTGCTTTAGAAAGAGATTACGGCCCGCAAAGGCTTACTGAAATGGCCAAAGATAATGAGAATTTTGCAAAAGCTCTCGATAGAGCAAAAAGCAGGCAAGAATCTAGGCTTTTTAAGGGCGGACTTGTTAATACTTTCAACGCAAGTTTAGTCAAGTTTGCGCTCGTTAATCATCATGGCTGGCGTGATCGAGATGAAGAAGAGCTTAATCAGTATAAAGAAATTCTAATCAAAATCGACCCATCAAGGAAGCGAAATGGCGACTCAATTACAGATGTTTCCCGAGCAGAAACCACAGATACAGATAATTAATCAAGATTGTCTGATAGCGATGAAAGAAATGGCGGACAATAGCATAAGTTGCATATTGACTGATCCTCCTTATGGACTTCATTTTATGGGAAAAAGTTGGGATAAATTTAAAAAATCTAACTTTGATGAAAATGGAAAACATAAGCATTTAGAAAATGCATCTTTCGAAAACACAAACCGTGATGTGCGAACAATAGCAAGCGCTAACGCTTTTGCTGGGACTTATGATCCAAAAAGAGATGATGAGTTTCAAGAATTCATGCGCAAATTTGCTCTAGAGGCTTTAAGAATAGTAAAGCCTGGCGGTCATATGCTCATGTTTGGTTCTACGAGAAGACATCACAGACAAATGTGTGGTTTAGAAGATGCAGGATGGGAAATAAGAGATTGTCTTAGCTGGTTGTATGGTTCGGGGTTTCCGAAAAGTCATAACATAAGTAAATCGATAGATAAACATGGCGGAAACACTTTATGGTGGTTTGGAGATTTCATTAAAAGCGAAAGAGAAAAAAGAGGATTAAACATTTCAGAATTTGCCAAACTTTTACAACCGGTGTTTGAAAAAGAAAATCATTTAGCGCGATTCATTGATTTTTGGGAAAAGAATCAGCAAAGGCCAACAAATGAAAAATTTAACTTAATTTGCAAAATCCTTAAATTGCCTTTTAAAAATGTTGAAGAAGCAGAAAGAAAAATTATAGGAAAGGGTAAATCTGGCGAAACTGCATTGTTTCAAAATCAAGGTGGCATGGGAGATTTCAATATTACAAAATCTGCCTCCGATTTAGCAAAACAATTCGATGGATATGGAACAGCTTTAAAACCTGCATGGGAACCAATCGTCTTAGCAATGAAGCCCTGCGATGGTACATTTGCTCAGAATGCAGAGAAATGGGGACAGGCTGGGTTGAATATTAATGAGTGTAGGATTGGCACGGACGATACACGTAATCCTTCATCATATGCAATGACAAGCAAAGGAATTAGCGGCGGAGGATTTGGTTCAGGGGAAATGTCTTATGAAAATAAAATTACGTCAGGATCTGCTTGCGGAAGATGGCCAGCAAATCTTATTTTAGATGAAGAAGCTGGAGCTTTGCTTGATGAGCAGAGTGGGATTAGTAAAAGCTCAGATTATACTAATCACGATCATACTCAAAAAGATGATGTTTATGCTTGGTCGGGAGGTAAAACCAAATATGTAAGATCAGGAGGTCATTTAGATCAAGGCGGTGCATCTCGCTTCTTTTACTGTGCTAAAGCTTCTCCAAGTGAACGTGGCGAATTTAATAAACATCCAACAGTCAAACCTCAAAAACTCCTCCAATATCTTCTTAAACTCATAATGCCACCAAAAGATGGCATTATCTTAGATCCTTTCGCAGGATCAGGATCAACTTTAGTAGCTGCACAAGAATTAGGCTTTAATGCTATAGGTATTGAGCTTGAAAAAGATTACTGTGAAATTGCTAGAAAAAGGTGTGGGTTGTGACTCTTGAGGTTCAAATAGATTACGTACCACGCCCTTGGCAGAATAAGTTTGAAAACAACATCGGCGAAAGAAAACGCGCGTTTCTCTTATGGGCTCGTCGTCACGGTAAAGACATTGCTTGCTGGAACTATCTAATTCTCAAAGCGATTGAACGCAGAGGGTCATATTATTATTTGTATCCTATGCAGAATCAAGCCCGTAAGGCAATATGGGAAGGCATGACGTCAACCGGCAAGCGTTTTTTAGAATATATCCCACGAGAGCTTTTTGCTAAAGATCCTAACAATTCTGAGATGGCAATAACTCTCATAAATGGTAGTATTATCCGCATCTTAGGGAGTGATAATCATGACGCTTTGCGATCTTCTAATCCTATCGGTGTGGTATTTTCTGAGTATGCATTTCATCATCCTAATACTTGGACTGGTATTGTTGAGCCTATTTTACAGGAAAATAAGGGCTGGGCGCTCTTCAACACAACGCCCTTTGGAAGGAATCACGCCTACGATCTTTGGCAGTATGCTGTCAAAAACCCAGAAACATGGTATACTGAAAAAGTCACAAATGACGATTCGCAAATCATTTCTGCTCAAGAATTCGAGGAAATGGTTAAACGTGGTGTTTCTCAAGAAACAATCGAACAAGAATATTTCTGTAATTTTGATCGCGGCGTGGAAGGGTCCTACTATGCACGAAAGCTCACAGAACTAAGACAAAGAGGCCACATAAGAGAAGTCAGAAAAGACGACTATGCTCAAGTGCATACTGTTTGGGATATAGGTTTCGGAGACTCTACTTCTATATTCTGGTATCAAGTTATCAATAATGAGATTTGGATACTTGACCATTATGAGAATCATGGTGAGGGTATCGCCCATTATATCAATGTTCTAGAGGAAAGAAAGTCTAAGTATAAGTACATTTATGGCATGCATTTCATGCCTCATGATGCAAAAGCTGGCTCTTTTGAACTTGGCATGACACGAGTACAATACGCAAATGAGCTTGGTTTGTCGGTTGTGGTTTTGCCTAGAGAAGGTATTGATAACGGGATTGAACGATGCAGAAAGATCCTCTCTAGGTGTTATTTTGATGAGAAGAAATGTGACTTTGCACTAAAATGTTTAGAAAACTATCGGAAAGTGTATGATGAGAAGCATCGAGTATATGCTGATAAGCCTTTGCACGATTTTACTTCTCATTGTGCTGATAGTTTTCGCTATTTGTGTCAGTCCGTTGAAATACATCACTCAGGTTCTTCTCAGTCGCTTGAGGATTATAGAGCAATGAAAAAGAAATATGGTGTTGGTGGTCAGCAACAAAATGATTCGATATTGGGGAATTAAATATGATGAAATGGATCGATGCTACAAAAAGAAAGCCAGAAGGAAAAGTTTTCTGGGCGCTTACCGAAGGAAGAGCAGAACACGGAGGTGACGATTGGGTCATTCGCAAATTGCAAAATAGTGAAAATGGTGATTATAGAAGTTTAGACTATGCGGGAGCTTATTTTATAGATGGAACACTCAATGGTCAGAGTTATTGCGATACCATTACTGCATGGCTTCCTTTAGATGAAATACCCGTTGAGGATTTTTAATTAATGGACGAAAAAGAAGTTCTAGAATCCATAAAGGGCTATATAAAATATAAAAAACTAGAAGTCGACGATTTAATGGACACATTATCTAAATTACATAAATTCACCGCTGATTCGTACATAACTTGGAAACAGATATACATAACAGGAAAAGTTTCGGCATTGCAAGAAATGATAAGATTTTTGGAGCAATATTTTGAAAATGGAAGATGAACAGCGCGAGATAGACTTAGCAGCTACCAACGATTGCTTGGACAAAATACACGATTTTGTAGTAGTAATGGATAAAGATTTTGATTTAGAGATTATCTTTGGATCATTGCATTTTTATCTTGTCAAACAGTTGAAAAAAAACGGCTTGACCTTAGACGTAATACTTAGTGCAACAAAAAAAATGTGGGCATCGAATGAATTGGATAACTAAATTGCTGACTTGGTTGAAACTTAAAGAGCAAACTCTCGCAGAAGGTCTCGAACAGTTTGAGACAATTGCGCCTACACTTTATGCTCGCTTGAAAGGCTATAACTACAATGTTGTCATGATTTGGGCATTTGGCCAGAATTGGACAAACATTCCCTATTCTCAGATGATTTCTACATTTCTAAATCTGCATCCTGAATTTAAGGCAGGAAACCCGGAACAGATTGTAGTTTCATCGATTTTGGATATTATCGATTTATATTCAATAAAAGTTAATGCACCAAAATAAATTTTTAGATACGGTCAGGCTTTATATCAAAGGCTTGATTCATGGGTACATTCAACGATCTTAGTCCCTATTATACAGAAGATAATAACGAGCTCCATCGAAGAATGGAGGAATCTTACCGTCAAAACATCACACTCTACCAGCAGTTCTGGAACGAGGCTGATATTGACACTAGATTCGCCATAGGTGATCAAACCTTGTGGCAGCAGATCTATGGTACGCTCCCACTACAAAACCGCCGCCAATTCCAATTTAACCGTGTCAGACGTATTCTTAATATGGTTACAGGCTATCAAAGGCGTAACCGTAAGACAACAATCGTAACCCCTCAGCATGATAAAGATCAGCAATCTGCCGATGATATGTCAGGTGTCATTCAGTGGGTCATGAACAACTCTAACGGCTACAATACTCTTAGCGATGCTTTCCAAGGAGCTATTACTTCTGGCCTGAACTTCCTTAACGTCTGGGTAGACTATCGCTTCGATCCTATAAACGGCGATATCAGAATAGATAATGAAGCATATAACGCCATGATGATAGATGGAACATTCAAGAAGCAGGATCTTTCCGATGCTAACTTCATCTGGAAACGCAAA